GTAAATCACTATGAATGGTATCCAGACAGAATGCTCCCTGATAGTCTTTTAGATGTATGCGACACTCTTCTATTCTTTGAGACTCCTCACGATTGGAAAATGATAGTAAAAGCGAGAGAAAAAGGGATAAAAACAATCCTGATTCCGATGTATGAATGCACTAGATTTCCTTTTCCTTACGAACCTGATGAAGTCTGGTCTCCATCTGCACTGGACCATCAATTCTATGGCGATAAATCTACAAAACAGATCACTATTCCAGTAGATGTGAAGTGGAAATTGCGAGAAAAAGCCCTTGTTTTTGTGCATAATGCAGGTAATGGTGGTTTAGGTGGTAGAAATGGCACTAAAGAGCTTATAGAAGCTTTAAAGTATGTAAAATCACCTATTAAGTTGATCATAAGAAGCCAGATTCCAATACAAGACATAGATGATCCGAGAGTAGAAGTTAGAGTAGGTACTTTTGACGATATTTGGAGCGAAGGGGATGTTTTTATATTTCCTGAGAAGTTCAATGGACTCTCCTTACCTCTTCAAGAAGCCTTTGCGAGTGGAATGTTGGTGATGTGTGGCAATCGTTTTCCTAACACTGAATGGCTACCAAATGAACCAATGATACCTGTTTGGGATTATCATAAAGAAAGAATTGCAGTTTCATTTAATTGTGCAGAATTTCAACCTCAAGATATTGCACAGACTATTGACACTTGGTATAATAAAGACATTAAAAAGTTTTCATTATTAGGAAAGGAATTTAACAAAAAAAATTCGTGGAAAAATCTCAAAGAAAAATACAAAACACTTCTGTCTGCGTAATAGGTGGGCTTGGCTTTCTCGGTTCTCACTTAGTAGATTATTTAATTGATGAAAGAAATTGCGAAGTTTTAGTTTTAGATAATCTAATTACTGGTAAAGAAAAATTCAAGCATCCGAAAGCTAAATTTGTATGGTGCGATATAACTCACTCTGAAATGCAACTCATAAAACTATTTAAAGAACATAAAGTGGAGTATGTATTCAATTATTCAGCAGAGCCTTACATTCCAGTGTCTTTTGAAAGACCTCTCCACGTCTTTGATATAAATGCGAGAGGTGCATTGATGGCTATGAATGCCTCTCATAACGCTGGAGTGAAAGCATTTCTCCAAGTATCCAGTGCTGAGATTTATGGTGATGCTCCAGAGCATCCGATCAATGAAGAATATCCAGCGAGACCTCATTCAACTTATGGAGCTTCTAAACTTGCGATTGATAGTCTGGTCCAAGCGAGATGGAGAGAAGCAAAAGTTCCAGCGATTGCTCTCCGACAATTCAATTGTATTGGTGAACGTGAAACACATCCGTATGTTGTAACTACGATCATAGAACAGTTATCTAAATCAGATAGCATAAAACTTGGGAATAATTCATTTAGAGATTTTCAATATGCTGGTGATGCTGTGAGAATGGCTGTAGAACTTTTAGAGAAAGGAGAATTTGGAGAAGTTTATAATATGGGAAGTGAAGAAGGAGTAAAGATTTATGATTTGGCTAAAATGCTCGGAGCGGAGTCTATAGAAGTAGATGAATCTAGAGTTCGTGCTTGGGAGATCTGGCACTTACAAAGTGATAATACAAAACTTTATTCAGTGATTGATTACAGACCAAAAACTACACTTAGAGAAGCTTTAAAAAAGACAGTAGATTATTATAAATCTAACGAAGGATGGGATTTTAATGACAAATAATACTAAACATTTAGTAATAGGGCTTGGGGAAGTAGGAATGGCTTTAGTAGAAGTCTTCAAATGTGATGGGGAAGATAAACATAAAGGAATTGAAGCTCCAGCGAAGGGTTATAAATTTCTTCATATCGCTTTTCCATATAAGGATAAAAATTTCATTGACGAAGTAAAGAAGTATCAAGAAAAGTTTGATCCTAAATACACTATCATTCACAGCACTGTTCCGATTGGAACTTCGGATGCTTGTAATGCTCTGCACTCTCCTATTCGTGGAGTACATCCTCACTTGGCTGATAGCATAAAAACATTTAAGAAATTTATCGGTGGAGCAGATTGTTTTGAGATAGCTTCCGAGTTTAAGCATTTTAGAATTGATTGTGTATGTACTAGATATGCACGAAATACTGAGGCTCTGAAACTTTGGGATACAACTCAGTATGGAATGTTTATTATGCTCAATAAGGAAATAAATAAATACTGTGAAGAAAATAAATTAGATTTTAATATTGTTTACACAATAGCAAATGAAACTTATAATGAAGGCTACACAAAAATGTTGAGACCAGAAGTTATGAGACCTTTTCTAGAATACAAAAATGAAAAGATTGGAGGACATTGTGTAATTCCAAATTGTAAACTTTTAGATAGTGAAACACCTAAAAAAATTTTAAAACAAAACGATCTTTTATGAATAAACTTCCATATGAAATACTAGAAGAAGAATACGCAAAGTATGTTGGTACTAAATATGCAGTATCTACTAACACTGGAACTTCTGCTTTGCACTTAGCTTTAGCATCTATTGGAATTGGGAAAGGAGATGAAGTCATTATCCCTGATTTCACTATGATTGCCTGTGCTTGGGCTGTATCTTACACAGGAGCAAAACCTGTCTTTGTAGATTGTGGAGATGATCTTCTTATAGATGTCAGTAAAATAGAAAACAAAATAACAAAAAGAACTAAAGCAATTATGCCAGTTCATATTTACGGAAGAATCTGTGATATGGATAAAATAATGAAGTTGGCTAAAAAATATAAACTCCGAGTAATTGAAGACTGCTGTGAAGCTCAAGGAGGTATGTGGAAAGATAAAATGGTGGGAACTTTTGATATTGGAGTGTTCTCTTTCTTCTGGAACAAGATCATCCCTGCTGAAGAAGGCGGAATAATTACTACAAATCACAAAAGGACTGCTGATCAAGCGAAATTTTTGAAGAATATGGCTTTCACTCCAGAGCATAATTACTTTCATCCTGAAATGGGATTTAATTATCGGATGCCTAATTTAGAAGCTCAAGTGGCTTTAAATTCTCTAACTATGATAAATGGAATCCAGCAGAAACGTTTCCAAATTGAGGGTTGGTATAATAAATACCTTCATCCACAAATGCAAATGCCTAAAAGAAATGTAGTCTGGGTTTATGACTGCAAACATCCTTACGCTGAGAAAATCGTAAAAACCCTTAATTCACAAGGTTATAATGCCAGAATGAGTTTCAAGCCGATGTCTATGCAACCTATGTATCTTGGAAAGTATAAAAAAACTAACGCTTATAAACAATCTAAACAGATTTTTTATCTACCTGTATCCCCTTTAATGACAGAAGAAACAGTTATGGATATTTGCTCTAAAATTGACACCTATATAGGCGAGTTATAATGCAGTAATGCAATATAATTCACACGCAACTAACCAAGATCTAGTATCTCTTTTAAATGACCTCACAGGAATGGATGATAATATCTATTCTCTTCCTGCCAAAACAAGAGATATGAATACAGCTAATCGTGCTATCTGGACTTGGATTCACGAAGCTTATGGTGGATGGCAATATGATGATGCGAACAATACTTCTGACTTTCCAACTGCTACAACTTCTCTAGTCTCTAGTCAAAAAGATTATGGAATCCCTTCTGATGCAATGACAGTCCGAGCTGTGGAAGTAAAAAATACTTCTGGAGTCTGGAACAAAATGCTTCCTTTAACTGAAGAACAGATCAGAGACTTTCAAGCTGAAAATGAATTCTACAAGACTGCATCACAGCCTCAATATTACACTGTAAAGGGTAACTCTATAAATCTATTCCCTGCTCCGAATTATTCTCAATCTGCATCTCTTAGAGTTTCTTATGATCGTGAGACTTCGGCTTTCGTAACTACAGATACAACTAAAACTGCTGGATTTGCTTCAGTATTTCACGAAGCTATTGCCTATGGTGCAGGAGCTATTTTTTCTTCTTACAAATCTATTCCACAAATGGTCGCATTACAGCAAAGATGGCTTGATTACGAGCAAAGAATTAAGACATTTTATTCAAATCGTTATCACGAACTGTTTCCTCCACGAATTACTGTGAGAGATGCAGTTTCGGAATATCAATAATGCCTACAACATATACAAATGAACCAAAATATGCGAACCAAACATCAATTACTTACAACGAAGTGGGTGTAACTTATAATTCTTTAATATATAATTACAACGGAAAAATTCCTCCAACTTGGTCCACTGGAGCTAGGAATTCTAGTTCTTACTCAAATGAAAGTAAGAATTCGTCTTCCTATTCTAATGAAACGAGAAACTAATGAGCATAAACTTTCCCACAAATTTAGATACACTTTCAAACCCTACAGGTGGGGATTTACTTGAAAATGTAACTACAGCTTTAGACCACGATCAGCAACATTCAAATGCCAATGATGCAATTGAAGCCCTTGAAGCAAAAGTTGGTAAAGACTCTTCTGCTGTAACTACTTCTCACGACTATAAACTTTCAGGAGTTACTGGAACTGATAAGGCAGTAAGTAAAACTGGTTCTGAAACTCTAACTAACAAAACTTTAACAAGTCCAGCTATAAATCTTTCATCTAACGCTACTGGTGATATTTACTACCGAGATTCAGGTGGAACATTTCAACGTTTACCGATTGGAACAAGCACACAAATTTTAAGTGTATCTACAGGTGGTATTCCTGAATGGATTACAAACTCAAATGCTACAGCTCCAAATTATTTTACTGCTGTGGCTGATGAAAACCTGACAATAGGGCAACCAGTCGGTATTTCTAATTATGTAACTGGGTTAAAAGTTGCCAGAGCACTAAGAAAAACTGGCACATCACTTACACTGGGATTCACTCAAAATGAAACACTTGATTCTTCTAGTAAATTTTGTCCTATCGGTGGAGATAAATTTGTATATGTAAATTCTCAAGCATCAGACGATTCGCTATACGCTACAGTATTCTCTGTAAATACATCTACTAAAACCATAACTGCAGGAACTTCAAGTGCAGGAACTGCTGATATAACAGCTCCGATATATTGTGTTTCAAAACTAGACACCGATAAATTTGTAGTATTTTATGTAGAAGATGCATCAACTACAATAATTAAATATAGAGTAGGAACTGTATCAGGAACTACTATTACTTGGGGAACTGCGACTACATTTGTTACAGGAGCATCTGCAATTTATACAGGTATGCCACTAACTTCAGATTTTATATCTACCGACAAAGGTATTATGGTTTATAAATGTGTAACGGAAACAAATGGTAGAGCAGTGGCATTTACAGCATCAGGAACAGTGCTAACTGTAGGAACTGGAGTAGCTATGGGTACAAATACTGACACTGCCGACACAACCCTAGTAAAAACTATTGCTACTGATAAATTTGTGATAGCGACTCCTGCTTATGTTCAAATTGGTACACTATCAGGAACTACAATTACACTAGGAACTGAAGTAGCTTATGGTGGTGCAACATCAACAGCTTATGATTACTTTGATGTTAGGTCTCCAGCTTCAAATGTTATTGCAATTGTTTATAGAGGAGTATCATCTTTGCAAGATATGATAGTAGCCACAGTATCTGGAACTGTACCAACATTTGGAACTGCTGTATCATCAGGAGAAAGTATATCTGGAGCATCAGGAGGAATATACTGCGAAAGTTCTACTTCTATATTAACAAATACTTATGGGGGTGGTGGTACATCAAAAATTATGAAATATACATTGAGTGGAAATACCCTTACATTAGTTGGTGCTGTATGTTGGGGATATGGTGCTACTCCATATAAAATGATTTCTATGGATAATGGTTACTATGTGTCTCCTGATACTGTAGGTTCAACATCTTTTAATTATACTATACAAGGAATGAGTAATAACTTTGTAGGTATAGCACAGGGAACAGTTTCAAAAGGTGCTTCGATTGTAGTTATTACAGGTGGAATTGATTCAAATCAGTCAGGATTAATTGCAGGTGGTCAGTATTTAGTATCTAGTTCAGGATTAACATTTTCATATAGTCTTGGAACAATGAATACTGTAGATGACAAATACTTATTAGCATTATCAGCGACACAAGTATTGATACCATAATGAAAAAAGACGATACCTTAATAATTCAAGATTGGGATAAAGGACAAGCCGAAAGTAATTTGGTTGGTTTTCAAACTATGAAATGTGTTGAAGTTTTTGATACTGCTGGAGTAGTAAAAATCGCAAATAGAAGTCTGGCTAAACTTTCTACACCTCCAACTGCTCTTCCTGTTTTCTATGTAGAAGATACACTTGGAAACTATTATTACGGACTTTCTTCAGGTAAAGTTTATAAAAATGACGGAACTTTAATTCAAGATGTAGCCGAGACAGTCTGGGATGCAGTAGTATATAAAGATTATCTTTTAGTTACTCACGGAACTTTCGTTTCTGCTTATGGTCCTCTATCTGGTGCTCCAGCTTGGAATGACGAATGGAAATCAGGACTTACTTCTGGAACTTATTCTAAAATTTTAGTGGGTCAAGACGATATAATTTACATAGCAAATGGAAACTCTGTTGCAACTATTACAAGCTTCACAGCAGGATCTCCTCCAACTGCAACTTTGACTTTAGTAGCTCTGGATTTACCAGAAGGAGTTTATATTGTAACCTTTGCAGAACTTGGAAAATTTCTTATGATCGGAACTTGCGGTGCTTCAACTTGGGCTACTAGAAATAACTACAAAAAAGCATCTATATATCTTTGGGATAGAGTCTCAACTTCTTTTAACTTGCCGATTCAAATCAACGAGAATTCAATTCAGCAAATGTTTTCAGATAATAATAAACTTTACGTAGTAGCTGGTATCAAAGGAAATCTATATGTTACTGACTCCACAAACTATTATCTTTTAAAGAAACTTTCTTGGAATGCAGATAGACCTCCTTCCGCTTTTTGTCAGTTTTATCCAAATGCAATCGGAATGAATAACAACGGAAATCTTTTAATTGGTTCTTCAACTTATGCTGATCCTTACGCTGGTGGTGATACTGCATCAAAGCACGGAATCTATGAAGTAGAATTAAAAAGTGGTCAGTATAATTCTGTTTTAAAAACAATTCCTAACAACGGAGATACTGGAGCTTCTTCAGCTTTATATATTGGATGTATAAATTCAGGAGCAAATGATACTACAGTTTTTGGATGGCAATCAGGTTCAACTTACGGACTAGATACAACAGATACCACAGTCTATACAAGTTATACAGCAGTAATTGAAAGTTCTTTATATCAAGTTGGTACACGTCTTAATAGACACTCTCCATACCAGAATTTAGAGTTTACACTTCAAAAACCTTTGATCACTGGTCAGGCTATTCGTATTTCTTACAGAGTAAATGGTGCATCAAGCTATACTACAATCGGAACTTTTGACTATGCAACTTTAGGTGGAGTCATTTCTCATAATACGAAAGCTTTGATTGATGATGCTGAAACTCTTCAAATTAAAATAGAATTAACACAGCCTACTTCTGCCACAGTCGGACAGAATATAAACTTAATGAATATAAAAATATGGTAGAAAATAATAAAGATCCATTCCCAAAAGTTCCGAGCCATACCCACAATGGTGTAGATAGTCCACAAATAGATGGTCGTAGTTTTGTCGGTACTCCTTTTCCAGCGATCACTGCTCAGTCAGGAAGTTTGAGTACAGGAGGGGGTGCAGTATTATCAACTAGCGATTCTGATACCATAGTAAACACAATAAATAGAGTTACAGAAATTGAAGATTTATTGCGTACTTTAGGAATCATTATATAATTCACATATGTCATTATTTTCTAAAGCAAAATCAGTAATCAGTAAAGTAGGAAGTGCGATTAAAAAAATCACCACTATCCCTACTAAAATAGGTCCTCAACCTGCATCTGTTGGGTTATCTAAATCTACTCAACCTTTCAAGAGTGCATTACCAACACCTAAGCCATTGGGAGGTTTATCTTCAGGGAAAACACCAACATCTGGCTCTAGTACAAAATTCATAGGTCCATTACAACCAAAGCCGAAATTTCCTAATGGTCCAATAACACAAATTGGTTCAAATTGGTATCCTGCTGGGGGTGCTATAACACAAGTTGGAGACACCTTTGTTCCTGCAAAAAATATTTCCATAAAACCTAGTGGTGGAGGAGGAAGTTCTTCTAATAAATTAACTGCTACAAATACACCTAGTAATTTTGATGCTCTAAGTTTTGGATCAGAGACAAGTGCATTTTCTGTTCCAGCAAATACTCCAGCTTCTAGTGGAGCAAGTTATGGAGGTGATGGTGGTATAGGAGCTTATCTCGGAGCTAGTGCTGGAAGCACAGCGAACCCTGCCCTCAATCCAAATATGGGTGCATATAACCCTATGGCTTCTTATGAAGAAGAACAAAAGAAAAGACAAAAAGAAGCCGAAAAATCTCAAAGAGATCTTATTAAAATGATGAATGAATTGGCTGGTAAACCTGCTGAAGCTGTTAGACTTGAAGGAGAGGCTGGAATACCACAAACTGAAGCAGAAATTCGTGATCTTCAAGCAAAACAAAGTGCGGAGACTGCTCAATATATTGCTCAGACTCAAGCAATTCAAAACAAACCAATTGCTATGGAATTTATCGCTGGTCAGCAAGGAGAAGTGCAAAGACGTTATGGTATTGATGCTTTGATCACATCATCTCTGGTCCAAGCGAAATCTGGTCAATTAGAAACTGCAAAGGCTTCAGTTGATCGTGCCCTATCTTTAAAATATGATCCAATAGAAGCTAGAATAAAAACTCAAGAACAAATTCTACAATTTAACTACGATAATCTTGATCGTGCCGATAAGAAACTAGCTGATGCACGTTTAGAAGTCTTGAATTCTCAAAAAGAAGACTTACAACAATTTAAAGATATTCAAACTGAAACAGTGAAGACTGCTTTAGCAAATGGAGCATCTTCTGATGTAGTCTCTGCAATAATGAATGCAACTTCTGTTGCTGATATAGGTAAAATTGGAGGTCAATATGCTCCTGCTGGAACATTTATGGACTTCGGAACTTCAACTTCTGGATTCACACCTACTCAACAATCTAACTTCAATAAGATTCCTGATAACTTAAAGACCAGTGTCCTTGAGCTTGTAAATGGTGATGTCCTTTTGTCTGACCTTGTAAAATCAAGAGGAATTCAAGGCACACAGCAAATCCAGCAACTTCTTTCTTACGCTCAAGCTATTGATCCAACATATAGTCCAAACACTGAGAAGATTAGATACGAATTTAAGAAACAATGGAGTACAGATGCGGTAAAGGGTGCTGTAGGATCACAAACAGCTATCAACACTGCTCTCGGACACTTAGCAGACTTAGCTGAGGCTTCTAGGTCTCTTCCAGCGAATGTTCTAAAGAAAATGAACTCTGTAAAGAACATTTTATCTAAAGAATTTGGAGATCCATCAGTTACGAACTTCAGAATAGTTCTTAATGCTCTCGGAACAGAGTTAGCACGTGTTTATAAGGGTGGAGTACCAAATGAAGGTGAAATTAAAGAGTGGCAAGAATCACTTGCATCAAATTTCTCACAATCTCAGTTAAATGGAGCATTCAATACTACTTCCAAACTTCTATCCTCTAAACTTACAGCATTGAGATATAAATATACAACTACAATGGGCAGAGAGTATGATCAAAGTCTTATTGACCCTGATAAAAGAGAGGCACTTATTCAAGCTGGAATTAATCCTGATTATATAATTAAAGAAAACCTTCCTACTTCAGTTGCAGGTTCAACTTTGGTAGATGGATTTTCAGAAACTTGGTAATGAGCACATTAGACCCTACAATTATAGCTCTCGCAAAAGCCATCAAGTACTCCGAGACTGGTGCTGGTGATACTTATAATCGCACAGGAGGAAGTGGAGAGTATGGTGCATATCAGTTTATGCCTTCTACTTACAGAAACTATGCTCAGAAATATCTGGGCAATGCTAGTGCACAGCCGACTGTAGAAAATCAAAACAGAATTGCGTACTCATTTATTCAAGATAAAAAAACACAGGGGTATAATCCTGCTCAAATTGCTTCTATGTGGAATGCTGGAGAGGGAAGACCTGATGCCTATAAACAAAATTGGAAAGGGGTAAACTCTAAAGGTGTTTCATATGACACTCCTGCTTATGTTCGCAAGGTATCTCAGTACTATCAGCAATTTAAAGAGCCTCTAGCTTCTCAATCAAACTATGTAGAACCAGTTCAAGCCGAATCTCCTTTCACAATGGATATGCCAGTTGTAGAAGAGAAGTCATTCCTAAGAAAAGTTGGAGATTTTTTCACTGGATCTACTCAAAAATTTGGTAAAACTATCGGAGAGGCTATTGCTTCAGGTAAAAATGTAGAATTATATGCTGGAGCTCTTCAAAACTACACTAAATTAGTAAATGACCTTCAAATTCAGATAAATTCACGAATAAGAGATGGTCAAGATACATCTAAACTAGCCTTTACACTCCAAAATCTTAAAGATAACCCTCCAGATCTAAAAGATTTTACAGGGGATGTGATAAATAAAACTACAAAGCAGATTTTAGGAGAGGCTGGAGGTACTCTTTTAGAAATGACTTCTGGAGGTCTTTTATCTGGTGGAACTGGACTCGTAAAAGGTAGCGGAACTTTATTAAAAGAAAGTGGTGCATTGCTCGGATCAGCTTCTATAGGACAAAAAGTACTACAAGGAGCAAAAATTGGAGCTACTTATGGAGCTATTGGAAGTGGAACATATGCTATGCAAGAAAATAAATCTACAGGGAATATTCTCTTAGATTCTTTTGTTGGTGGTATTTTGGGTGCAGGACTAGGTGCTGTAACTGCTGGTGCAGGTGGATTGATAGGAAAAAGAATATCTGCCATTTCTCCAACTGAAAAAGCTTTCACTCAGGCTCAAACAAATGTTGCTAAAGCTTATGAAAAAGCTCTTAATCTTACACCTTCTCAAAGAGCAAAAGAACAGGCTTTATTAGAAAGAACTGGAGACAATGTATTTACTACTCTAGTGAAAAATCATATTAATCTTGGCTCAAATAAATCTTCACAGCAACTAGATGACGTGGCTTCACTGTATGAAAAAGCTATTCAAAATGCTCAAAAAAGTGAACACGCTTTGTTCAATCTAAATGAATTAACTCAAAGTACTTTCAAGGAAATAGATGAAAGAGTTCCAAGTGCTACAGCACGTGAAGAAGCTAGAAAGAAAATTCTAACTGAAATAAGTTCACTGCTTAAAGAAGGCAAGGGCACAGTTATAAAAAATCCTAAGGGAGAGACTTTAGTGGACTCTTCTATTATGGAAAGACTACGAAAGACAGGTAATAGCTGGACTCCATTCAATGCTTCTGATCCTGAAAGAATTGGAAGATCTACTGGCTATGCTCTAGCAAATGCGGTCCGAGACAATGTTGAAAAGTACGGAACATTTCCAGCTTATCGTGGAGCTATGCGAGAATGGGGTAAAATCATTCACGTTCAACAAGTACTCGGAAAACTAGAGAAGTCTGGAAAGCATAAGTTCAGAGTGCTCGGAGGACTCTCAGGAGCAATTTCTCGTAGAGTTCTGACGGGTGCTCTTGGTTATCATACTGGAGGGCTTGGAGGCTTAATTTTGGGCGAATTAGGAGGTGAATATGGTGCAATGGTAGTCTCAAATCCGAGACTTAAAACTTACTTAGACAGATTGATCATAAAGAATTTTGATAAAAAGGTAACTCCTGAGATTATTGCTACACTTTCAAATCAAGTAAAAAATGAAGCAGAGCGATTGATCAAGTTGAAACAAATCCCAGCTAGAACTCAAACAAAGGCTGGAGATTATCCTATAAATCTTCCAAAAAGTGCCAGAGAAACAAATCTCGGATTAGATGAGGTAAAAAATACCAAATTTGGTCAGAGTTCTGTAGAAAGTGCTCCGATAACGAAGCAAACTACGAATATTCCAAGTAATAAAAGCATACCTAATAATACCACACTTGTAGATTCTTTTGTAAGTAAAAGTGCCGAAAACAAACCAATCATTGATACGATAGCAAAAACAGTAGCCGATAAATATGGGGTTACTTTTGTTGAAGCTCCGCTAAAAACATCAGAAAGAATCAATGCTAAGGTGATCAGAGACTATGGTGGTGATTATGAAAATATAAACACACTAATTAAAGACGGAGCAAGAAACACAATACTATCTACCAGTGAACAACTTGATAATAAAATCATTAGTGAACTTTTAAAAACAAATAAGGGTGCGACACATAAAATACAGTCTCCTGAAAACTTTAATGGATATAAAGGAAATATCGTGAGAGTTCCGATGAAGAATGGATTACTTGCAGAAATACAAGTTCACACACCTGAAATGCTAGTTGCTAAGTTTGATCCAGAGGTTGCATTGAAGATACTAGGAAAAGAAAAATTTGATGCTATTGTAAAAAAGAGCGGTGTAACAGCTGGGCTCGGACATAAACTATACGAGCTTGAACAAAAAGCCATCATAGAAGGAAACTTGAAAGACTTGAATAAATATGCTAAAATGCAACAGGATTATTATCTTAACTTTAGATAAATGAAATCAACACAATTATTAAAAAGACCAGTTTATTTTTCAGACGGAGAAGATATGGGAAGAATAACTGCTGATAAAAAAGCTTTTCTAAAACTTTCTGGTAAGCCAGAGATAGAAACAAAATTTGAAGTTGGAAACAACACACTATTTGACTTGATGCACAGTGGAAAAGAGATTACGGAGCAAGAATATAACGCTTAATAGGAATCCCCAGTTATCCACATCTGGGGTTTTTATTTGCTTGACTTATCAACCGCAAGTTGCTATACTATATGAGGGAGTGAGGGTCGGTTCTCTCCTCCGATTATAAGTTAAATGAATGACAAACTTATGAAAGACAAAATATTTTATACAAGTTGGGGATATGATATGACTCACAATGACTATGTTTTAGTTTTGAGTGAGACAGACAAAAGTTGTATGGTCCAGATGATAGGAAATAAACGTTTGACTGGTGGAGGATATACTGGAGAGGAAGTTCCAGATCCAGAGAAGAAATTTGGTGTTCCGTTTAGACTTCTAAAAAGAAATTACAAATGGGGAGAAGGTGAGGCTTATTTGAAAGGTAGTTACCCATTCTGTCTTGGAGATATGAGTGCGAAGAGGTTAGATAGCTTTAGAGTTTGGAATGGTCGCCCAAATTATTATAATACTATGGATTAAATTATGATAAAAAAAATGTGCGTAGAATGTGTCAAAGAAAGAAAAGAGTACGGAGTAAAGTATTGCTCAAAATGTTACAAAACTTACGGAAAATATGAAGATGCTTTTGAAAGAATGAAAATTGATGAAGTTACAAATTGGCAACTTTATCCTGATTATTTAAAAGATTAAACGAAACAAAATTATGGATTCACTATTAAATGAAATGAAGTTGGATTTCAAACGAGGTCAAAAGATCAAATGGGTTGATTCTACTGTCAGAGAAGGAAGGTATGTGATGGCTTCAAGTGCAGAGGGTTATATTGTGGTTAGTCTTGGTGGTCGCTATGGAACTCCTAAAGTTATACCAATAGATAAAATAATAAACTAATTATGACAAATACAATAACAAGAAAAGATTTAGAAGTTGATTTAAGGGAAATCAATGACATACTAAAAAATAGACCAAATATAATGGCAAGTGAGTATGTAGAGTTGAGTTTAGCCAAGAGAGAAATTATTAAGAGACTAATGAAGGGAGAATACCCTAAATAACTAATGAAAATAGATAAATACGAACTAGCAAAAAAGCTAGGCATCTCTCACCAAGCTGTTTATAAATGGTTTGGTGGGAAGTGTCAGCCAAGCGTAAAAAACCTCATAAAAATCTCCAAAGTACTGGGTATTTCTACTGATAAGGTCCTTGAGATCATATCTAAATAGAACAATTTTTTGACATATGCAATAGGGTGGTATTATTAAGCCTATGAACGAAAGGCTAAAAAAGAAAGCTCAAAAACTCATTGATAACAACGGAAACGAGTATCTTGCACAATTGGATGCAACTATTGAAATTTCAGATAAGTTAGATGATCTCACAGAAGCAATAAAAGACTTTCAAACTCCAGAACCTCCAGAAGTGGAAGTAAATTTAGACAAAACTGATACGCTCTTACAAGACATACTTGCGGAGTTAAAAAAAAAAGACGAAGAAGAAATTACATATTCAATTAGTCCTGAAGACCAAGAAAAGCTTCGTGGAGAAGATGGCTACACTCCTGAAAAGGGAGTAGATTACTTTGATGGAAAAGACGGACAGAATGGAGAAAATGGGAAGGATGGATCTCCAGATACCAGAGAAGACATAATCAAGAAAATAAATGAAGGCGGAGTGCTTAAAATCAATGCTTCTGAAGTTACTGGTTTACCTGATTTCACTCGTGAAGTGGTCCGAGAAGTTGGAATGGGTTTTGTAGAGACTCCTATAAAAGCTGGTAGCAATATTTCTATTACAACTGATGCTAGTGGAGCAAGAGTTATTTCTTCAACTGCTTCAGGTGGTGGCTCTTTTGCCACTCTCACAGGCGACCCTTATGATAATGCAAACCTAACAACTGCTTTAGATGCAAAACAAGACGACATAACTTTAACTACCACAGGTTCTTCTGGAGCTTCAACATTAGTAGGGGCGACTTTAAACATACCAACTTACACTCTTGCAGGGCTTGGTGGTGCTAACACAGCACTTTCAAACCTTTCTTCTGTGGCGATAAATACTTCACTTATCTCCGACACTACAAAAACAGATGACTTAGGAAGTTCAACTATTAAATGGCGAAATACATATACTGAAAATCTTTATGCTGATACTATAGGCATAACTTCTTTGAAAGGAGTTTTCGGAGAAAGATTTTTATTCGTCAACGAATTTTCTGATGTGCTATGGAGAGCAGATAAAAGATTTACAGTTACTTCATCTTGGGGGGGTGGGATTTTAGCCAATCTATTTAAGGGTGGTTTTGAAAATACATATACAATCACACCGTCTGTAACTGATGTCATAAATATAAATTTAGCTAACCAATCTGGTGTTCCTGCTGGTGGAGTCACTTACCCTGAAGGTAAATTCTATGTTCACTTCTATTACACCAATAATAACTATTCTGCAATTTCGGCTAGAGTTAAAGAAGGTGGAGTTTGGTATGCTTTAGCGACTCCAGTAAATATTTCAACAGTAGTAGGTGATAAGGTTTTAGAGTTTTCTATTCCTGGAGCAAACTATCTCACAGATATAGAACTTACAATTACCACAAATGGTTCTGATAATGTTTTAGTAACTGCTTTAAATTATGTATGCAATAGATGGACAGCAGAACTAGAACTTCCTTACTTTGATAAGTTTGCATTATCTAATAGCATTATGGGTAATACAGCTTTTAGAACAGTATCTCAAACTACTTCTGCCAACATAAACGCTGACGGAGATTGGTATATGGGAGTTGGTGGAACAGGTGGAAAGTTTGGTATCGGAACTTCTAGCCCAGGAACTTATCATTTAAATGTAGTAGGAAATATTTTAGGTAATAGTATTTATACTAACTCAGGGCAAATATTTGGAAGTCTTGGAATTGCATATTTAAGAGCTGGAAGCACTAACCCAACTCACATCAATGATACTGCTTCAGGAGATATTTGGTTAGCAGGTGGTGGTGGAGATGTAGGTGTAGGAGAACAATATCCAACTAATAGACTTCACGTCAAAGCCCTTTCTGCAACTGCTTCTTATAACCTCTTAAACATTGATGGTGGAGCAACTGGCTTTTCAGGAGCAAACGACACAGGAGCTTATTCTATAATCTTTTCAGGTTGTGCTTACCAAACAAGTATAGTGCAAGTAATCGGAGCAAAGATACAATTTGAAAAGGCTAATACTTGGAACTATGCTGATACACCAACAGGAACAAGGTCTATTGTTAATTTTTATGCTTCAGCAGGAACACCGGACTCGCCAACCCTAGTGAAATTCCTTTCCGGTTATTGGGATAATACAGTTAGACTTCCTTCACTAGATACAGATGCAACTGCTCCAACAACTTCAGGCACAACTAAAATGGTTATCACAGATGCAAATGGGCAACTTTCATTCACAACAATACCAACTTCAGGTAGTGCCACATTCATAGGACTTACTGATGTTCCAGCAAACTTTACAGGTAGTGCAAATAAATATGTGAGAGTAAATGCAGGGGAAACTGCTTTGGAGTTCGTTACTCTAGCTGGTGGTGGAGATGCACTTGTAGCAAACCCATTATCTCAATTCGCTTCTACAACTTCTTTACAACTAGCAGGTGTAATTTCTGATGAAACAGGTTCAGGTGCTTTAGTATTCGCTACTTCTCCAACTTTAGTAACTCCGATACTTGGAACTCCAACATCAGGAACACTTACAAACTGCACAGGACTTCCACTTACAGGATTAGTTTCAGATACAACAACAGCTCTAGGCATAGGCTCAATCAATTTAGGACACGCTTCAGACACTACAATAGCAAGAGTTTCAGCAGGAGTAATTTCAGTAGAAGGCGTTACTATCCCAACAATATCTTCAACAAGTACTCTAACTAATAAACGAATAACAAAACGAGTAGTAACCACTACAGATGATGCTACAGCAGTTATTGATGTTGATGCCACAGATGTATATGAACTTTCAGCAGTTGCTAACGCTACTACATTTTCAACCACAGGAACACCGACAGACGGGCAAACAATGCTGATACGATTTAAAGATGCAGGTGTAGCGAAGGGATTAACTTGGGATGCAATATTCGTTGCAATAGGAGTAACTTTACCAACAACAACAGTAGTCAGTAAATGGCACTATGTCGGAGTGCAATATAATTCGTCAGCTACGAAATGGCACACAATAGCCGTTTCTGTAGAAGCATAATTTTATGGCAGTAGCTTGGGATTCACAATCAGAAAGTCATACAGGAACAACAGGTAGCGTATCTGAAGGTTCTTTCTCTTGGACTCATACTCCTTCAGGAACTCCTGCTGGTATCCTAGTTTTTACATTTACAAACTTTAGTATAGATATAATATCAGCAGTTGATTATGGTGGTGTAGCTATGACGGCAGTTACTGGTGGTTATGCGATAGATACAGCTACAGAGCCAGGAAATTGTAAAGCGTGGTATTTAGGTTCTAGTATTCCAACTGGTGCTCAAACAATAACTGTAACTAGAACAAATAATACAACTGTGGCTTATGCCGCTTGTCACGCAGTCACCGCTAGTACAAACACAGAAGTATATACTCCTGGAATAGTCTTGCTCCAAAATAATGGAACTTTCGCTGAACAAAATGTAGATGATGGCTCTCCTGGAACGAATAGTCTTAGATTTGCAGGTGCAAACTCAGGTAACTCATCTCAGAGTATTGCAGGAGCAAACAGCACATTAAATGTCGCTTCTTGTATTGACTATGGAGTTCGTGTTTGCGTAACAGTTTATGAAACAGTAGCAGGACAGGGTTCACGACCAGTAGGATTTAGTTACGGAACATCAGATGACCGAGCCGCTGTTCACTTAGCAGTTAGAGAAATACCCAGTAGTTCACCAAATACAACGAACTTTTTTCAATTTATAAATTAACAAAAATAATATGGAAACATTTGAAAAACGAGGAGAAAAATTGAGTAGAAAAGAGCAAGTAGAAGTTGAGGTCGAGTACTCTATGGGAGAAATCGATAACAAGATTTTAGAGTTAGAAACAGAATTAACTAAGTGGAAAAAACTTCGCAGAGAAGGAGAGAAACTTGGTTTAAGAGAGGTATTTAACATACCACCATTACAAGAAGATATAACAACAGAGTAATGGAACAAGAAGACATACAAAAAATAGTAGATGGAATAGCCCCTCAACTTAAAGACCAATTAGTAATTACTGTGAATGGCAAGATAGATGCTATACATAAAATACTAGAAAGACAAAACGAAACAATGGAATCATTCCATTCTAAGGTGGAAACTCATATAGACAAAGATACAATAGATAAAGAAAAGATATTTGCTTGGCAAGATAAAGCACAACCTGTAGTAACTATGGGAGAGAATGTGCAAGGCTTCGGTAAGGTCTCACTTTATTTATTAGGTTTTGTTTCAGCATTAATTGGAGCTATAGTTTTGATTATTAATTTATTTAAAAAGAATTAATTTATGGAAGAACAATTAGGAACAGGTGCAAATATAAGTGAGGTAGATCCAAGAACTGTGAGACTTGGAGATATGGCAACTGGAGAGGTTTTAATAAAGGGAGGAGTTGAGTATTTACCAGAAGAAATAGAACATCAACATAGAGTAGGAATATGCACTGCAATTTCAAGAGTGCAACTTAGACAAAAACAAACAGGAAAAAAGTATAGTCCTGATTTTCAATATTTATGCCAAAAGAAGTTTTATGATCAAGCGTGGTTTGAAGGATCTTCAATTTTAAATGCAAATAAAGTAGCAAAGAGTATCGGATTTTTACCAGCAGAACTATGGACCTATACAACAGAAGACGATAGGTATTTAAATTACTTTCAATACATAGAAAAATTACAATCCATTCCAGACTCTGAAATTGAGAGATTAAAAGCACTTTGCGTGGATAAGATAGTTGGATATGCAACTGTGAATGTAAACGATGCTCAAGCTATTGCAAAGGCTGTGGTAGAGTCTCCTAAACAGGCAGGGATACTTTGTAGATATGGATGTCAAAAGAACTGGTGGACTCCAAGCTGGTTAGCAAAAGATATAGATCCGTTACGATATGCTCCTGAGACTTCAGGACACGCTATAATACTTTCGTCTTTTGATTATTCAACAGACTTTATTCAAAAACTTGCAAACACTTGGGGGAAAACTTGGTGTCTAAATGGATCAGCACATATAAACTGGAGCAACTATTCTATGAATGAAGCTTGGGTAGATCTACCAACTGAACCGACAATTCCTGTATATGTATTTACTAAACTTCTAAAGTACGGAATGAGAGGTTTTGATGTAAAAATGCTCCAGAGGAAATTAGGAATATCAGCAGACGGAGTATTCGGTAAACAAACACTTCAAGCAGTTAAAACGTTTCAAACATTGCATCATTTACAGCCTGACGGAATAGTAGGATCTAAAACCAACTTAGAATTGAATAAATAGGTGTGCATAACTTTACTAGACAGGTGATAAGCAAGGTTTATAATTAATTTAACCCTATGGGTTTTAACATTAACTTTAATTTATGTTCAAAAAGATTTTTCAATGGTTTATTTATTCATCAGCTAATCCACAAAATGTTGCTCTTACTGTAAAGATGGGAGTAGCGTTTTTAGTCCTTCTAGGAGTTGATAAAACTCTTTTAGATGGTGCTGAGGAAACAATAGTAGGAGTAATAGTAGCATTCTGTATCTTACTTACTAAGATGGGTACACTACTTGCATTTCTACGCAAAGTTTTACTTTCTTTTAAAAAGTAAGCTCCCCGGTGCTAAAACAGGGAAACTATGACAACCTTAATAAAAGTGGCTATTGCTATAGCTCTTATTCTCTTAGGGCTTTTGCTAACACCTTCAGTTCAATCTTACGAGCCAGTAGTAGTAGTGAAACCGAATATTAAAACTTATGCTTCTCAAAGAGTACTTAATATTTTCGGTGAAAATCAATGGGAATCGTTTGATAAGATAATCTCTAAGGAGAGCCTAAATTGGTCCGTAACAGGTGCACACTACAAAACAGGTTATACCTCAAAAGGTGTAAAATCTTCTGCCTATGGGCTCTGTGGCTTCTTAGACAGCACGTGGAAGACTACAGTGTATATGAAGACTTCTGATCCTTATGATCAGGTGGATGCCTGTATTGAGTACATTCAGGAACGTTACGAAACTCCAAATAAGGCTTGGAGCTTCCATACTAGACAGAATTGGTTTTAGACTTATACTTAGTGAGGATTAAATTATTTCACATATAAATCTTTGTGTTATGCACGACAGACAATTCACCAACTCTAAGGTGAAAAAAAACCACGCAGATAAACACCATTACGCACACAGCGAACTTAATTCCAAAGTTGGAAAAACAGTTCCAGTAACGAACAAGCATCACGTCATACCGAAACATCCTGACAAACATCCACGCACTATTAAAGTAGATGAGGAATTGCACAAGTGCTTTCACAAAATCTTTGGAAATCCCAAAAATCTGGAAGATGCGATCTGCATCTTAAAAAGGGATTGGTATCCAAGTAAGTAATGCACAGGGGGAGCTTTATGTTCCCTCTATTTTATTGTATAATTTATCTATGAAGTTAGAAAACAAACTAGAAAAATGGAATCTTAACAAATGGAAAAAAGAGTTTGATAAAGTTTTCGCTGTTTATATAAAGGATAGAGATAAGTGGACCTGTTTTACTTGCGGAAAATATGCTACTGGACTTGGAATGAATAACGGACACTATATACCACGTGGAGCTTGTGGACTTGAATTATATTTCTCAGAAGATAATTGCCACGCACAGTGTTTTGAATGCAATTTAAAGCTTGAAGGAAATAGGCACGTTTACAAAGAAAAATTAGGAGAAGAAGTTCATAATAAACTTTACGAAATTTTCTATAAACGAAACGGATCTATGAAATGGGATAAAATTGACTATGCAAATAAGATAGAAGAGTATCTAAAAAAGACTGAAGAATTAAGGGTTAATTGAGTTATCCACAATTTGGTTTGCAGTGGATTTTTTATTTAGTATAATTTATGTATTCCTTGCGGTAAAAGAGAGATTGGTAACTAACTCGCAAGGAAGGTTATCTATCTCTCTTTTATTTTGGGAATGATGTCGTGGGGGTAAACTAGGCGACACTAAACCAAGCTAGTAAGCGTTGGGGGTCATCCTCTAAATTGTCAATCGGAAGGACATATAAAACGCTTTCCTACTCAACATTTTCTTTTTATAAAGTAATGGGGGGTAGGGGGGTCGTAACAAATCAAAAAAACATAAAATGAAAAAAATACAAGAAATAGGATTTGGAAGTATCTGTAAGAAATGTAAGGAAAAGACTATAATCAGAACAAAAAAAGGAAAAATAAAACCAAAAAATTATTATAAAAAATGGGAGTATTGTCCTAGATGCACAGCAGTATATTTTAATAAAGAAGATAAAGTTGCAGGATAAAATGCAAATATCAATACAAGAAGTTTTACAAAAAAGAATAGAAGCATCAAACAATGGAACTCTTCCAGAGCAATTGATTTTAGATAGAAAAGAATATAATAAAAAATACGCAAAAGCTGTTGATTTTTTTAGAGAGAAAATAAACAAAGAAATGGGGAAAAACTACTCTTTTATAGTAATCAGACAAAAACTAGCTGGAATTGAAAATATAGAAGATCTAAGGTGGTTTTATTATCAATGTCTAAAATATAAAGCAAAAAAGAAAGGAAACACGTTTTCTAAGTGTTTTTTTGGAGCTTTAAAGATAAAATAGTTATCCACAGTTTAGGGCTTGTGCTAGGACTTGTCCTATGTTATATTTAACTTATGAAAAAAGAAAACAAGGTTTTATTAAAAGTGTTAGTAGAGAAGGATCAGAAGAAGTACATTTCTCAAACTGCTAAGAAGCAAGGAGTTTCTGAAGCAGAAGTCGTAAGAGTGATACTACATTATTATATAACAAAAAAATAAGATGATTGATCTATCTTATGAGGGAAGTCCAAAAGGACTTATGGAGTATCTAAAAGAAGCGGAGTACGAATTATCAATGAAGGAGACAGATTCTTGGTCCGACAGACCAGAATATGACTCAAATGGAGAACCTAACGAATAATAAAAATAAACATATGGAAACAAAAACAAAAAAAGTAATAGTTAAAGATCAAGGAGTAGATGGTTTTATATCTCAAGCAATAGCTCAAAGTTTACCAGTAGAAACTATGGAAAAGCTATTTGCTCTAAGAGAAAAAGTTAAAGCTGAGAAAGCTAGAGAAATGTTTGTTGAATCATTATCAAAATTTCAAGAAGAGTGCCCTAAGATTGAGAAGAAAAAGAAAGTAATGAATAAAGACGGACAGACTGTTCGTTACCAATACGCTCCTCTAGATGTGATCATTGAGCAAATTAAAAAGCCTCTAGCAAAGTATGGATTTTCATATACTTGGAATGTAAAAAATGAAACTGGATTTATTACTGCCATTGCTACAATAACTCACGCTTTAGGACATTTCCAAACCAGTGAATTCCAAATTCCAATAGATATGGAAGGCTATATGACTGCTCCCCAGAAGTATGCTTCAGCTCTAACTTTCGCTAAGAGATACTCACTTTGTAATGCTCTTGGAATTGCAACAGCCGATGAAGACACTGATGCAGTAGATGTAAACAAAGAAAAGAATCCAAAGTCTATTAAGTCTAAGATTGTATTTGCTCTCAAAGCTCTCGGAGAAGATACAAGTTCTAAATTGAGTTGCGATACAGCAATACTAAAACTAACCCAGCTAAGAATATCTGATGAAAATTTAGATGAGATCTTGGGTCGTTTAAATGTAATAATTGATGAACAAAACAATGAAAATTCTTAAATTTGAAAATCAAGAGGAGTGGCTAGAAGCTAGAAAAGGAAGAATAACTGGTACTAGACTCAAGGACCTCATCCTAAAACGCTCTACGAAGCCTAAAATTGGCTTTTATGAGCTTATTGCAGAGAGAATAGCCATTCCTGCCAACGAAGAGAATGTAATGGATAGAGGGCACAGATTAGAGATAGATGGTATTGAAAGATTTGAAAAAGAAACTGGTAAAAAAGTGAATAAGGATCTAGTAATGATTTGCAGAGATGATAATGAAAATATAGCTTACTCCCCAGATGGTTTTATAGGAAAAACTGAAGACGTTGAAGTAAAATGCTTATCTTCTGCCAGACATATTGAAGCTTGGCTTACTAAAGAAATTCCGAGTGAATATGTAGAACAAATCATTCAAGGATTTATTGTGAACGATAATCTAAAAACTAGATACTTAGTATTCTATGATCCACGTATGCCTAAAGATTTCTTTTTTCTTACTGCTAATAGATCAGATTACGAAGAACAAATTAAGGAATATTTAGAATTAGAAAAGCAAGTGCTATTACAAATTGAAGAGATAGAGAAAGAATTAACATTTTAAATTTATGACATTACCAGAATTATTCTTAGCAGTTAAAGAAAAACAACTTCCAAAAGATAAGTTGGAAGCTTATAGAGATGAAATGAGCCAGTTGTTTGCTGATATGCAGATAGAGATGGCAGATCTTGAGAAAGAAGAAGCCTTGTTTATGGATAAGAAAACTCCAGAAGACTCAGTGGCTCAAATGAAGGTTTATTGGAAAGCAACACCAAGCGGACAGAGGTTGATAGTGCTAAAACGCTACTGTCTCGCAACGAAAGAATTATTAAATAGTTTAAAGAGTCGTTTGTACTCAGTATATTAAATTTATGGATACATTTATTTTAGGAGTAATCGTTATATATTCAATAGCTCACTTGTTTGCTTTGCAAACAAAAGCCTATAAAGATAGAAGTCTATACGAGAAAATTGTGAGTTGGGTCGGTTTTGTTTCAATTATTCTCCTTATTTTAGGACCAATAATCAATGGCTAGAAACGAATTAAAAAATCAAATAATAAAGATCCTTACTGATTTTCCTCAGTCCAGAGATTCGGATCAGTATTTGACCATCAAGCTCTGGTGTATTTTTTATCCAAGTAGAATCCACGAAGATAAAGAGAATCAATTAAAGAAATTTGTTTATCTATTAGATATAATGGAATTACCCAGAGAAGATAACGTGAAACGTATTCGTGCTATTATTCAAAATGAAGAGCATAGGTTTCTTCCTACAAGTTTAGAAGTCGCTAAACAGAGGAAGATAAATGAGGAAGAGTGGAGAGCTTATGTTCAAAATCAACAAAAATTATTATGAGAAACACAAATTTAGTATTTATCGTTCTGATCGTAGTATTTTTCCTGACTATGTTAGCCTCAATTATCTTTGATAAGCCAGTTGCAGATCCAAAATGGGATAGATGTCTGGATAGAGTAAATCAAGTTGCTCCTGATCCAAATGATACGGAAGAAAGGTCGCTTATTATGAAGCAATGTTACGAAAACAATGAGTGATCTAGAAAAAATGTTGAATGATTTTCCTAACCCCTATATAAAAGAAATAAAGATGACTGACATAGAAAAAGCACTAGAATTATGGAAAGAGTCAATAATTTTCGCCACAGAAAACACTAAAAAGATTTTAGAGAAATTAGATGAAGCATTAAAAAAGATAGAAGAAAGTAAGAAGTAACCTTTATGACGAAAACTAACCTAGAGATAGAAGAAGCAATATGGGAAGTTGCCCAAATCGCACGAGAAAGAGTGAAAGATGAGGCTTTTGAAAAGACAGAAAATGGCGGACATTCACTAAACTTAACCCAAACAAGGCAAATAATTTACGATGCAATTAAACAAATACTCCAACAGAGGATGGATGAGATAGGTTCAAGAGTGGGAATTTTACGCCAGTTACTAAACGAAGACCACATAGACGACCCAAAGAAAATGATAGATAACGAATACATACTAGGAGTCCTAAACATTATTAAGTCAGTAGATAAAAACAAATGAAACGAACAATAGCAAAAAATACATTAAGTTTTTCAACCTCTAAGGTAATGAAATTTTTAAGAACTCCTGAAGATATTTGGAGAGATTTATCTGCCGAGTTTAAATTTACCCTTGACGCTTGTGCTTCCGACTTAAATCACTTATTACCTAAATATTACACTCAAGACAATTCTTGTTTAGACAAAGACTGGACTGGAGAAGTAGTTTACTGCCATCCAATGTTTGATATGCATATAGGAAACTTTGTAAAAAAATGTTCCGAAAGTAAATGTCTATCAGTTATGTTAATTCCTGCTTCAACCCACACTAGATATTTTCATACATATATTTGGGACAAAGAAAAAAACAAACCTAGAAAAAATGTGCAAGTTAGATTTTTAGAGAAACCAAATAAAGGATTTAACTTTGGACACGATGACGGAACAATAGCAGAAATACCTAAAGGAAAGGTCGGATATATTAAACCTTTAATGATAGTGATATTTAGTAATGAGTAAGAAAATATTATCAACTCAGTCAGTAGATAAGAAATAGATATGTTCAACTTTAACAAAAAAAGAACAGACGATATATTAAAAGGTTTAAGAGAGCCAACTTGGAAAGTACCAATGAACCAAGAACCAACTAGAGAGTGCTGTGAGAAGTGTAGAGCTTACGCAAGAACCAACGAAGACCTTACGAGTTATGTTGTGCCAACTTGTATTGATAAACAATGTCCTTTCTGCCACTCTATAAAACCCCCTGTAGAAGAACTATCCCCTGAATTGAGTTGGGGTGATGAACTAGTTGAAAAGAGTTTTTTATCAAACATCCTTGACGGAATAGATATAGCTGACAAGCAAATGGGAAATAAAGGAGGTGGCACAAAAGCGATAAGATTTGCCTTACAAAGTAGAATTGGAATAGATTTAGCTAAAGAAAGAGAACAAGCCTTTAACTCTGGCAGAGCAAGTATGGTGGTAGAAGTGAGAGAATGGATGGAGAAAAACATAGCAAATATAGAAAAATTAAGCGATAAAAACTCAATGAAAGAATGTACATTGTTAGTATTTAATGAACTTTTACAAGCATTAAAGAATAAAGAAAATGAGTAAAAAAGAAACAAAAACAGAACTTATGAATAATTTGATTGATACTTGTTTGGTGAGATTTAATAATTTGTGCCACTCAGAGTTATTACCAATAGCATTTAAAAAGTCAGTAGGCGAACTTGTAGATACTTTAGATAAATCTACCAGCGAAAAAATTGATAGAGAAGAAATAATAAAAAAACTAGGCGAGTATCATAGAGAGCAAGGTGTATCATTTATGTCCGAAGAAGATGCAGTAAATTATTTTCGTGGGTTAGTAGATTTAATAGAGAGTTTTACAAGTTTAACCAAAGAATAGACATTATAAATTAAGGTAGTATAATTAAGTTATGCAAGAAATAAAACTAGATGACGTTCCAACAGTTCAATTAAAAGCTATGGTGTACGACATTATGGCTACGATAGAAAAAAATCAACACGATATAAAACTTCTAAATCAAGTAATAGAAGAAAGAAGGAATCAAAAACCAGTTATTCCTGAAGTAGTAAAAACTCCTGAAGAACCTATTAAGGAAGATCCAAAGGATGAAGTGTCCTAAGGGCTGGGAAAATTGTGCAATTTGTAATAAGAAAGAAGGTCTTTGGGAATATATGAGTGGAGAAACATTCATAGACTTCGTGAAAGGCTGGAAGTGGAATGAGATCATATTTATTTTAATAGCCTTAGCCATTGGATATATTTTATTAGGCTGGATCGGTGTCATTCTCTTATTTTTTTATTGTAAGATATTAGCAAATACACAAGGTGGACCAAATTTATATACAGCAGGAATTCCCAAGATAGAATATAGAGATTGCCCTTTAGGACATAAGAACTGCCAATTCACAGCTAGAAAAGTTTGGAAATAACTTTACTTGCAATAAATAAGTTGTATAATTAGTTTAATGAAAAACAAAGTAGGAAGACCAACAGAATATAATAAAGACATACTCACTAAAGCAAAGAAATATATTCTAGAATCTGAAGATGAAGAGGTTCAGCAATTAGTAGGATTATCTGCTAAAGGTACTGAACTATTTAAAAATAAATTGAATGTAAAAATTCCAACTATTGAAGGATTAGCTTTATATTTAAAAATAAACAGAGACACAATTTATGATTGGGAAGAAAAGTATAAACCATTTTCCGACATTATTGGAGAATTACGAGCAAAACAAGCAAATGCTCTAGTATCTAAAGGACTTTCTGGAGACTACAATCCAACTATCGCAAAAGTTTTATTAGCAAAGCACGGATATAGAGATGGAATAGAACATATGGGTAAAGATGGAGAGAAGTTAGAATTAAGTGTAGTTAGATATGAAACTGATAATACCACACCAATATAAACCTAGATCCTATCAATTAGGACTTCTTAAAGCTTTAGACTCTGGAATAAATAGAGCTATCATAGTTTGGAATCGTAGATCTGGAAAAGATAAAACTTGCTGGAACTATATGATTCGTAGAGCAATAGAAAAAATTGGAACGTATTATTACTTTCTTCCGACTTATGCTCAGGCTAAAAAAGTCATCTGGGATAACATAGACAATGATGGATTTAGAATGTTGGACCATATACCAGAGCAATTAGTAAAATCAACTAATAGTCAGGAATTAAAAATAGAATTGATCAATGGAAGTATCATTCAACTTATCTCAGCCGATGAATTTAAAAAGTCTGGAGTTGGAGCTAATCCTATCGGTGTAGTTTTCTCCGAGTATTCAATTACAAATCCTGATGCTTGGAAATATGTTGCTCCTATTTTAGCTGTGAATAAAGGCTGGGCTATATTTAACTTTACTCCTAGAGGAATGAACCACGCTCACACGCTATTGCAACAGTATAAAGAAAATCATAGATGGTTTACAGAGATTTTAACAAATGAAGAGACTCAAGTTCTAACTGGTGATGCATTAGAAGAAGAACGAGCAAACAATCCGCAAGATATATTTGAACAAGAATACTACTGTAAATTTATAGAAGGTGCTGGAGCATTCTTTAGAGGAATTAGTAATATTTTAATAGAAGAAACTGAAAAGCTAGAACCAAATCATAAATACCAAATGGGAGTGGACTTAGCAAAGTATCAAGATTATACAGTTATAACTTTGATTGATCTAAATACCTTCCACGTTTTAAAACAAGAAAGATTTAACCAGATTGATTGGAGCTTACAGAAAGCAAAGATAGAAGCTCTGTATCATAAATTTGGAAAGCCATTAATTTATCTGGACTCTACTGGTGTTGGAGATCCTATCTATGAAGATCTATTTAAAGCTGGACTCCGAGTAGAAGGCTATAAGTTTACAGAGCAGTCAAGGAAGGATTTACTTACCAACTTAGCCATCAAAATAGAGCAAAATAAGATAAGAATACCTGATAATGATACTTTAAAGAGTGAGCTACAGTCATTTCACTATGAATTACAAGGAGATAAGGGAAGAATACGTATTTGTGCTCCTGAGGGCTTACACGATGACACAGTAATGAGCTTGGCTTTAGCTTGTTTTAACTTGCCAGAGAATCCGTTGCCTTTAGCTGGATCTGTTAGATTTTTAAATAGAACTATTGAAGATAAACAAGAACAAACTTCTTACGAATAATTTGACAAGGGTATAGGCGTGTTATGCTTATCTCATAATGAATGATTTTGATATATTTGGTCAAATAAATAAAGAACTAATTGACTTCAAACAAAATAAGATTTTTATCGCTGGAACTCAGCAAGATACTGGGAGATATTTGGGTAAAGAACAAAAAGGATATTACTTTGGTCAATCAGAAACTCTTAACTTAATAGATTTATATTACAATTCTAAGTTTGAAACAGGAATAAAAGATTCTGAAGGTCAAAGAAAATTATTCTTGAATATTTGTGCTTTCCGTTCTGATGTAGCAAGTAAGATGATAGATCTTGATACAAAGGATTTTATATTTATTCCTGATGAATCTAGTTCTAAATGGGGAGCTTGGTTTATCGGAAGAGAATTCAAAGATTGGGCTCGTAAGAATTACTTCGGTGAATTCATAAATGAATTGGTAGAAAACTTTCCTAAGTATGGAACTATAGTTGTAAAAAAGATTGGTAAAAGAGTAGAGCGTGTTCCTCTGAGGAATCTAGTGAACAAACAAGACGTGAAAACTCTTGAAGATAGTCCAGCAGTTATTGAAATCCACGAAGATATGAGTCTAGAAGATATGAGTAAATTTCCTGACTGGAATACTGACGGAATAGATCTAGAATTTGGCAAGACTACAACTGTGTATGAGAGATATGGTTTAGTGCCTGAGCCTTACTACAATAAACTCAAGGGATTACCTATAGATAATAAAAGCAAAAAGAATGTTCGCTGTGTAATCATTTCAACCTGTACTGAAAAAGCTGGTCAAAAAGATAGTTTTACTGGATCAGTTTTATTCTGTGAAAAGATAAAGAAACTTCCTTATGAAGAAGTTCACTGGAAGAAACAAGATGGAAGATGGCTTGGTATTGGTGAAGTAGAAAATCAATTTGAAAATCAGATTGCTAGAAATATGCTTACTAATTTACGAAGACGTGCATTACTCTGGTCTTCTAAAAAGATATTCCAATCTCCTGATGATAATATTGCAAAGAATCTTATTCGTGATGTGAAAGATGGAGATGTATTGAAGATCCTTCCAAATGGAAACATAACTCAAGTAGATATGGCTTCCAGACAAACTGGTGAATTCGGAACTGCTGAACAAGTATGGGAAACAAACTCTGATCAGAAATCATTTACTTACGAAGTTGCAACTGGTGAATCATTGCCTTCTGGTACTCCATTTAGACTCGGAGTTGTTATGACTAACGCTGTGAATTCACATTTCAAACTAAAGAAACAAAAACTTGGTTTATTCTTGAAACGTTTAACTGTAGAGCAAGTCTTTGAAATATTTAAAGAGGAAAATAATAAAGAACACGTTATAACTTTGTTCGGAAACGAAGAAGGTATCCAGAATCTAAAGAAAGTTGCTTCAGTTATTGAGTTCAATAAGAGAATATTTGAGTGGTCTTTGACTGATGGAGATGATTTACCTGATTTTACTTTAGTAAAGAGCTTAATTGAGGATCAATTCAAGAAAAAGTCTCACTTATTCATAACTATACCTGATAAATACTACGATTTCATAAAACATCACGTAGAATTGACCCTAACTGGAGAAGAAATAGATATACAGAGCAAAATTGAGACTTATAAGACACTATATCAATCAATGGTACAAACTGGAGACCCTAGAGCAGAACAGGTCTTAGATCTTATATTTGGACTTACTGGAGACACCCTAGAAGCTATTCTCGGACCGAAACCACAGCCTCAGCTTCCTCAAGGAGCTCCACAGGGGGCACAGCCTAGTCCTATGGGAATGAATCAATTAGCAATGAATAACGCACCTCAAGGTGCAGGACAACCAATGTAATGGATAAATACGGAGCATTTTTAGAACAATTAGCAAAGACAGACACAGGTTCAACGCTTATAAGTTATTTGAAAGCTGTAGAAATACATTATGCTGACATAAGAAACTTAAATGGAGTTCCAGCAGATGTACGTATTGATGCCTTAAAGATTTTTAGGGAAACATTATTAGATAAGTTGTTATTGCTGTCAGGAGAAATAGATCCTCCAGATGGTGATGAATATCATTAAGATGAAAAAAGGAGGAAAAAAGGGTGGAAAAAAGTGTTAGGTTAGTATCTTCTTGCTTCTTATCCATATGGGAAGCAAGGTGATGCCCATCATAGCATCAATTATTAAGAGTATCGTTACTCACCATTAACGTTTAACCCAATTATCATTTTATGGATAATCAAAATGAAGAAGACTCTATCATTGATGTAGGAGGAGAGGAAGAAAATACATCCGAGTCCGCAGAGGACACAGGTTTTGAGGAGGAAGAGGAGTTGCCTGAAGAGGAAACTATAACTCTTCCAAAGAAGAAGTTCACTTCTATGCAACGCAAAGCTATGGGCTACGATGCATTAAAGAGCAAAAAATTACCAACTAAAGGAGGTTCTTATGATGAGGAAGTCGTTCAAACTGTGAGAAAGCTTGAAGTAGCGGAGCAGAAGCGACAGTTCGGATTTGAAAACAACTTATCACCTCAAGAAACCGATATGATTTTCAAGTTTACCAATGGTAAACCAACAAAAGAAGTATTGGATAATCCATTCGTTAAGAGTGGACTTGAAGGACTAAGAGCAACAAAGCGAATTGAAAGCAATACTCCGTCATCCAATTCTAGGTCTCCAATCTTTCAGGGAAAGAAATTTGAAGATTTAGATCCTTCGGAATTAAAAAAATCTTACGAGGAAGCTGGTAAGAAATTCCAAGTAATCTAAACTTAGAAAAATTGTTCCTTGAAAACTTACTAACGTGAAATCATTATTCAAATTACTAAAGTTTAACTTTGCTGTTACAACTGATCCATTTACAGCTACAGACCTTGCTGGGTTTATTAGCGAGTACTGGACTCCTATTGTAAACAACAAAACCTTTGATGATACTGTTCTAGCGAACTTCATCACTGACTTGTCTATGTTTGCTACTGCTGGAAGTGATATATTCCACGTACCGAATCTCTACACCAACGCTTTGACTGTTTCAACACAATCAACTCAAGGTGCAGAAATCACAACTGCTGGTCCTGCTCAAACTGATACAACTTTGACTATCAATACTCACAAATATGTTTCATACATTATTGGTGATAAGGATATGGTTCAAATTGCATCTAAGTATGACGTTTCAGCAGAGTACGCTAAACAAGCACGTGGCTTGTTAGCAGACGCATTAGAAGCTGACATCGCTGGTTTATGGTCATCTTTGACTACAAACGCAATCGGAGACACTGCAACAGTTCTATCTGATGCAGAAATCCGAGCAGGATTGTATGCTATGGAAAATGGTAAGTACAAACTTTCAGAATGTGCTTTCTTCTTCCATCCGTATATCTTCTGGGAGCAATTACACGCTATCACTAAGTACTACCAGCAATATTCTGTTGGTCCAGCTACTTCTGGTGGTCCAGTACGAACTGGTAACTTCTCTTCAGATGGTTACGTTCTAAACCAAAAGGGATTCCTTTACGGAGTACCTGTTTACACTACTACTAACATCGTTTCTGGACTTCAAACATACCGAAACTTGCTCCTTCACAAGAGTGCTTTCGGATTTGCTGTTCAAACAATGGGTGGTGGAAATAAGGTTCGTGCAACTGTAACTCACGAAAATAGAAACATTGGCTGGTTAGCTGTTGTTGATATTATCTACGGAGTTGGAGTTCTACGTGAACCTGCTGGTGTTCTTCTAAACGGATCTAGTGCCTTTATCGGTTCATAGTTCTAGTTTTCAACAGAGAGACCTTGCATTTACTTGCAGGGTCTTTTTGTTTGTTTTATAATGTATGTATGCAATTTCCAACACCAGATCCTAAGCCATTAATTGCTGGGATGTCTGAAAAACCTCCAGAACAAGCAGAGCGAATTTACTTCTTTCAAAGAAGTGATAATTCTGTCATTGCAGTTAAGGAAGCTGAGGCTTGGAATTTATATACTAAAAAACAACAGATACTTGGGAAACATAAAAGGAATGATTTTGAATTAATTGGAACAGGTGATGGAGTGATATTCCAGAAATCAGTCTGGGATGCTAAAGAAGCTGGTAAGACTGATATTAAATTGGCTCAAGATATTATACGCAAAGGACAGAATGACGAATTAGAATCTTGTAGAGGTAGGATAATCCCTCCTCGTAATATGGATACAATATCAATGTAATGTTTACACGTGAATCAATTTCAAAAGAATTAAAACGTATTCAAGACTCTGTGCCTAAGATGCTCAGGGAGAATACTTTGAGTGAAGTTAAAAAAACTCCTGAGATGGAAATGGTTTTTCAAAGAGCTTTAGAGTCTCCAGATATTACAACTGAAAAGAAAGATCAGATAAGAAACCTTTTAGCGAGTGGAAGATTCTCAAAGACTAAGATCATAGAGAATTACAAAGTGGCTAAGATGAGAGATGAGTATGTGCAAAGAGAAATAAGTAAATCGGTGAAAGCTGGTCGGTTGCCGACAAAAAAGAAATTAAAAGAATTAAAAATATTTGAATTAGATGGAAAAGATAACATATCTAAAGAAGTGGAGAGACAAATTACAGGAGACAATCTGGGAAAGGGAAGTGTTTCTAGCGATGAAACGAGCAGATCCTGAAGCTAAGAAGGATTCTATTGATGCCCTTATATTTAATAACAATCAAGATATAAAATTGAGAGATTTCATTGATGAACAAATTCAAGATAGTAACTAAAGAACCTTTCTGGTGGTCTATCACAGGTAAAAAATGGGGAGATGTCGCTATGACATTCGGTAATGTTATTTATTGCAGGGCTGACAAACTTACACCTGATGTTTTAGCACACGAAATGGTTCATTTGAAACAGCATAAGTATTCTAAACTATATGCTTTTTATATCTTAATAAGGTCTTCCTTGAATCATAAGTTTCACGATAAACTTGAGTTAGAAGCAACTACGGAGCAGTTTAAAGTCAAAAACAATATATGAAAATCGTAGGAACTATGGTTTGCGGACCAAATGAGAAATATTTAGAGAAATCTCTGCAAGAATTTGCTAGATTGTGCGATACCGCTATAATTGCTACAAACAATGCAGACGAAATTACCAAAAAACTTATTGAGAGCTTTGGATTCACACATTATGAAGATGACAGAGAATGGGGAATCTATCAGCCTGACATTAAAACTGACTTACTTAAAAGAGCAGGAGAATTCCAGCCAGACTGGATCGTTGCATTGGATTCTGACGAGGTCTTTGCTCCAGAATTCACTAGGTCAGAAGCAGAACATCTCGCAAGTGGAGAAGAAATAGCTTATTACTTCTTAGTAGTTAATTTATACAATGATGAAGATCATTTTGCTCACTCAACTGGTATTCAACGCTTTTGGAACATTCGTTTTTATAAATATTTACCGCAATATGGATTGCAGTTTCAAAGAAAAAGTTTGCATTGTGGTCTCGCTCCTCCTATTGCTTATAAGTACGGCTGGAATGCTCCTTATTATCTCATCCATTATGGATTGATGCTTCCAGAAGATAGAGAAAGGAAGCGACTAAGGTATCAGAAGTATGATCCTAATAAGAAATTTAAAGCTGGAACTTACTACGATGAATTAGGTCAAGAATTACCTATGAGGAAATTAGATAGAGAAGGTCTTTTACTAAAACTTAAAGAGAGTAAAGAAACTCAAATTAGAAAAACTCCAAAATTACCTGACAATATATGAAACTTTTAATCATTGGAAAATTTATTAAACTACACGATGAGGAATACATTGCTCGTTCATTTGAAATGCTTGGAGTGGAAGTCAGGAGAGTCAGTGAAAAATTATCAACTTTTGAGACTATAGAAAATATAGAGTACTTCCAGCCTGACTATATTCTCTGGACTAAACTTAAGGTAGGTGAACCAGCTAAATTGAGAGATTATTGCAGAAAGTATAAAACTATTTGCTGGGTTTTTGATTTATATTTTGATTATCACAGAGAATTGAAGCTAAATTCACCAGCTTTTACTGCTGACTATGTATTTACAACTGATGGAGGACACGATACAGAGTTCAAGGCTAAGGGAATCAATCATAACTGTGTTAGACAGGGTATTTATGCTCCTGAATGTCAGTATTCTATAGATAACCCAGTGTATGATGTGGTTTTTATAGGCTCAGAGAACCCTTATTACCCTGAACGGACCAGATTTATGGATAAACTATCTCTAGATTATAACTTTAAGTGGTTTGGAAGATATAGCACAAATGAGATACGAGGCTTACCTTTAAATGAATTATATTCTCAGACTAAAATAGTAGTTGGGGATAGTGTTTATTCTCCTCATTACTGGAGCAATAGAGTTGTGGAGACTTTAGGGCGTGGTGGATTTTTAATACATAGAGAAGTAGAAGGACTGAAAGAAGTCTATCCTGATTTGGTTACTTACGATGGAACTTATGATGATCTGATGAAAAAGATTGATTACTATCTAGCTCACGAAGATGAGAGAAGAGAAATTATTAAAAAGAATTTTGAAAGAGTACGAGATTATTATACAATGGATAAACAATGTCAAAAACTATTAAATTACATTTCATAGAAAACTTTAGCGAAGGTGCTACTCAAAACCAATTTGAAGCTATCAATAAAATCTTTGAGCTGACTTCTCCAGAAGAATGCGATGTAATTTTTCTCGGATCAGTTGCCAAGCTTTCTTCAGCATTAGAACTCAAAAAACAATTTCCTGATAAGCCGATGGTAACTTATTGCTGGGATTATTATAAATGGGCTCACGAAGGAAAGAACAGATCTTACTCTTGGGGAAAGTATGCTGACTTCTTAAAAGAGTGTGCTTTAGTTTTAGTGCCTTCAGATGGTCAGAAACTTAGACTAAAAGAATTACTGGGAATTAATGCTGTGGTCTGTGAATGCTCTGTAGATTTCTATGATCATAAATATAAAGTTATGGATAAAGGATATGTGCTAGATCCAGTCCGAGATTATCCAGAAGAGAATTTAGGCTGGGTGCAAAGAGCTTGTGAAGAGTTGGGAATTCACTATATCCACAGTGAGCACGGATTTACAGAAGAGCAATTTAGAAAGTTGGTAGATGAGTGTACTTTTATGACTTGCGGTTACAGAGAAGCTTCAACTGGTGGATTATCTTTAATGGAAGGATTGTATAATGGGAAAATATCTCTGGTATCAAACTCTCCATATATGGGAGCAAAGAATTATTTACAAGGCTTGGGTTTCTACTTTCAATATGATGATTTTAAAGATTTAAAAGAAAAGATAAAGGATCTTTGGGATAATAGATATAAGTTAGGTTTAAAAACAGCCAGAGGACATTGTGCGTATTTTACACACGAAGCTTTTGCTGATAGACTATATAAAAACATCTTATGCGTACTAAACAAGAATTACTAGACCGACTTCGTACCTATAAGGGTGCTGAGTACATTTACACGAACAATGGTTATATTGCTTGGCAATATTCCACAGGTGAAAACATTGAAATCATTTTTATTGAGTCTAAAGAAAAAGGGCTAGGTTATGGTAGAGAACTTGTAAAAGAAATGTGTAAGGTCATCAATCCATATTACAGTGTATTTGTTATGAGGTTAGCCTCAAACGAAGATGCTGGAAAATTCTACAGAGCTTTGGGGTTCAGAGAATATATTATTAGGGAACTTTATAAAGGAGATGATACAATAATAGGTGTTATCCCTTTTGCAAAACTATGTCAAAACCTGTTGATAAAATAGAATTCTGGAAACAACGAATAGACACTGCTGTCAGTGAGCATTATGCTGTTTATGTTGCCAACGAACCATTGTGGAATCGGATCAATCAGGTCCACGAGAAAATAATCAAGCAATTGATTAACGACACAGATAAAGTATTAGATGCTGGGTGTGCCTATGGGCGTTCCAGCATCTTTTTTAATAAAGAACAATACATAGGGATAGATTTCAGTCCTGATTTTATAGAAATAGCAAAGAAAAAGTATCCAGACAAAGATTTTAGAGTGATGAATTTAAAGAATATATATCTTCCTGACCAAAAGTTTGATTGGGCTTTCTGTATCTCTATGAAGAAGATGATTGTAGATAATTGTGGAGAGGAAGAATGGGCTAAAATGGAGAAGGAGCTTAAGCGAGTAGCAAAGAAAGTATTAATATTAGAGTATGGTGAAGCTGAAGATTCTTCAGACACCGAAGAGAAAATTGGAAAGTATGAAATCCTATAGCATAGATTGGTATGTAGATAAATTTAACAAAGGAGAAACCTTCAGTGTTGCTCGTTATGGCGATGGGGAATTGCTTTGTATGGAAGGAAGGCAAGGTGGCAACTCTCAAGGCTGTCAGTACACTCCAGAGCTCCGAGAAGACTTATTGAAAGCTCTTGAACCAAAGGCAGGATTGATTCATCTAGTATCCAGCACTATGCTGATTGAAGACCAGAAGACTTTTGAGAAATACAAGAATGGAGAATGGGGAGACACTGAAGTGTTTCCTGAAGCTGTAAAATCTGGGGAGCTGAAGAAGTATTTTGATGCTATAAGAAAACATAAAATTGTAATCATTTCTAGTAAAGAAAAGAGAGCTGTACCATTACCTTATGATCATTTTATTGAGACTCCTTACTGCAATACTTACTTTGAAAAAGATCGTATAATAAAAGAAGTTCTGGATTACGGAAAACCAGCAGTCTATTTATTCTCCTGTGGAATTTCTGCTGGTGTTATAGTAAATGAGTTGCACGGAAAAATTGAAGGAGCGTGGTTTATTGATTTCGGACACATCGTAGATGCTTTTATCGGTGTGATGTCTAGAGGTTATTTAGAAGAGCTAACTCACGAAGAAATATTTAGAAACATATGAAAAGATTAACAGGAGAAATAAACGAACCAGAGTTTTTTAATCAAGATAGATATATTGGTAATTTGGCGTGTTGGGATGTAGAAAAGGAAAACAAAATGAATAAGTATTTCAAAGGAGGACACTATCTATCTATTGGATGTTTGAACTCTGTTGTACCAGTATTGTTAGCGGAACAAGGGCACAAAGTTACTGGGATTGATTTTGCTGATAAAGTGTTAGACTTTCTGAGAAGTAGATTTCCTAAAGTACATTATATTGCAAGTGATATTAGAAATGGAATTGAATTCCCTTCAATGACTGTTGATTACATTTCAGCTAGTGAATTAGTTGAACACCTAGAAGATCCAAAGAAATTTATAGACGAATGTATGAGAGTTTTAAAAAAGGGTGGAGTATTATCTATCTCTACTCCATATGAAGAAGGAGTGAAACAAGGAGCAGTAGATAAACACGCTCACATCTGGTCCTTTTCAGAAGAAGATTTTAAAGAATGGGGATTTGAGACAGAATTATTAAAAGAAGGAATTCAAACTTCTATATTAGCTTGGAAGAAAAAATGACAGGATCTATAGTATTTGCAACTGAACAAGGGCTTGGTTATCTAGCGAAATCATTTTATGATAATGGAATAATTGATTATATTGCAGTGCAACCTCACTCTTCTAGAGTAAATCACTATGAATGGTATCCAGACAGAATGCTCCCTGATAGTCTTTTAGATGTATGCGACACTCTTCTATTCTTTGAGACTCCTCACGATTGGAAAATGATAGTAAAAGCGAGAGAAAAA